GGCCCATCAACGCGAAAACGCTCACTCGCCGTCTCGATGAGATCGCCAGCGGCGGGCGTGCGTGTTAAATCGGAACTCAAGATGCGGGCCGTCTGCCTTCTTTCGGACAGACCCCATTCGTCCATTGCTTCGCCAACGCGAGAGACAACAGCGTTGAGGGTCGTTGTCGTTCCTGTCGCGTCGGTGTAGGTGACAGACTCCCCGAGCCGGCGCGTCCCGACGGCATTGTTGCGAGCGAGCAGAGTCGCAAAACTCATCTCCATACGTCCTCTGGCTTACCGGTCGCGGCGTACTCTGTCGGATGCTGCCAGGTGGCCGCCATCTCCCGGCCTGGCCAGCGCACCATGAGCTCCAGGTGCCCAACTGGCACGCGGTTCGCCGAAAACAGCGTATTGCCGGCGGCTTCCCATGCGCGCCAAAAGCTGATGTCCGGGTCTGTCCGGTTATCGCCCTAGCGTCCATCGTCAGCAGGCACGCCGTTAAACCACGGCCGAGGCAACGTGCGCAGTTTCTTTGCCTTGATCAGCGTGCAACCAAAGTGCGCTGTCCGGCATTGCGTTAGCGCCGGATCGAAGACGCTCCACGGCACCGTCTGCTGGCCGCCATGCTCGCCGCCGAGCGTCAGCAACGGCGTCGGTTTTTGGCGGTGCACTTGCAGCGCCGCAATCGCATCGGCAAACGGGTTCACGCTGGCAAGCGTCAGCAGGTTGTCGATGTCTTGTCGGCAAAAGATCGTGTCGTAGTCGAGCGCCAGCAGGTAATCGGGATTCGCCGCCAGTGCTTCGTCAAACGCCCTTTCGAGGCCCTGTTCCCAAAACGCGCCGGTGACTTTTGTCAGGCGGATACCCATCGAGCCGAGCACTGAAAAGGCGCAGCCCCAGAAGTCATTCCATCCCAGTCTCGGAACCGTCATGACGGCGTGGCAGGTGGGATACTTGTCCGCCGGCTTGTACCCGGCCAGGTTGAGCGAGATCGGCAGGCTTGACGTGTCGCCGGGATCTCCTACCCAATCGGTAATGCCGACCAGTCCCGCCTCGGCCATGACATCGCACAAGGCTTCGCGGTCAAAGATGGCGCGGTGGAAGTCGTCTTGATCCATCTGCCCGCCCATGACGTAGCCCTGAACCGGGATCGGCTGGCCGTCGAGGTACGCTTGAGCGATAGCGGCAAAGTCCGGCACCGCAATCGCCAGACGCCCGCCGGGGCGTAACGCACGCACCCAGTCCTTGAGCGCCGCGAGGATGTCGCGGTGCGGCAGGTGCTCCAGCACATGGCTGGCACGGATCTCGTCAACGCTGTCGTCGGCCGCGTCAAGCGGATACGCTGGCCGGCCGTGTTTGATGTCGACCGGCTCGAATCCGGGTTGTGGTCGGTCGCCGCAGCCGATGTCGAGCTTCATTTTAGTCCTCACAATGCTGCCCACCGCCGAAACAGTGGGCAGCAAGGCCGCGAGTAGCGGCCATAGGAGAGATCAAGTCACGTCCACCAGTACGCCGGCGCCGGCCTTGGTTGCCGTTACCGGCCGGTTGTCACCGCGCGTTAGCGTCGCGTGCGCCCAGATCGTCTGAGTCGTCAGCGGCGTGGCGGTAACTTTCAGATACCGCTTGCGGCCCCTCAAGTCCACGCGGAACTGGCTCACGATCTGCGCCGACGCGGTATCGGCCGCCGGGATCGTAAAGTCGGTGTCGCCAGTCGAGACGGCGGTGTAGGTTGTCGCGTCGTCAGACTCGCTCAGCGTCAAGACTGAAAAGTTGTTGGTGACGGCGTTGCTGGTCGTCGCGGCAACATCGATGACGGCATAGTCGAAGCCGTAGGTATCGAGTGCGCCGGTAGTGGTTGCGCCGTTTGTCGTGCTCGTCGGCGAGATGACAATGGCGGATTTCGGATGCGGAGTCATGGCGTTACCTCTCGATTACTCGCCAACCAGGGCGACGATGGGGCCAGCGTTGGACCCGTCGCCGACGCCGTGGCAGTTGATGTCGAATCGCTCAGTGGCGATGATGCCGGTTTGACGATATTCGGCGTACCGCTCTGTGAGCACGCTGATTTCGATGGTTTCGCGGCTGCCCATTGTCACGCCCATGCGCAGGTCGCCGAAAATCGCCATCACCACATCGGACAGATCGCCAGTCGTGGTCGGCATCGCCCCAGAAGTCACGATGTCATAACCGCCGTACTGCTCGGGCATCATCTGCGCGACATCGCGCTTGGTATTGCCGCCGGCGGCATCGGTCAACCGACCGAACAGGTTGTTGGCACCGGACTTGGAGACTAGCCATACCGGGTTGATGCCAGGAAAGTCCGGCAGCGTGCCCATGACTTTGCGCAGGTCCGTCGCGGTGATCTCGCCGAATGTGTCGTTGTTGGTCGCGGCGTCAACCGCTCCCGCCAAGGCACCCGCAGCCGACAGCAGCGTCCGCAGGCCGATGATGCCGCCGTAGGTGTTGGTGCCGTCGCCGTTGATCAGGCAGGCATCTTCCTTGACAGCAAACGCGTAGGCCATTTCGTTGGCTAGGTGATCGGCCAGGTTGATTGCCGAGTCGGCCAGGTAGCTGTTGCTGATGCGCGTCAGTGCGCTGACTTCGCGGGCCGTCAGGCTGATGTTGTCGAAAGCGGCATCACTGGCGGTCGTCGCATCTTCACGGCCGACGAAGTACGCCGTTACGCCACTCACACGGCGCGGCACCGTGGTTGCGTCGGAACCCATCGGCTCGACGTAGCAGAGTCGGCGGGCGACACCGTACTGTTCGCGCAGGTCGATGATCGGCAGACTCATCTCCTCCGGCACGACAGCCGACTCGCCGGCGCCGAGGCCGGTCATGACGCGCACCCCGTAATCGCGGCACCAGCGCAAGGCCTCGGGATCTCGGGCAACGACAGCGCGTGCCCATTGCCCGGCGCGGAACGCTTGCTCTTGTGCACGCTCCACCGATCCGTAGACGCTCGGCTTGAAGGCGCGCAGGCGGGCGACGTTAACGGCCGGGATACGCGACTCGATACGCGGAGCCACCGGCACCGGGTCCGGCTGCTGCTTGCGAATCTTGGCGCGGAACTCGTCAAGCGTCCCGCCGAGCATGATGTGGTCCTCGGCCAGCTCGGCCATCCGGAAGTGGCGGCCGCACGCGCGGATCGCTTCGGCTTCCGGGTTGTCGAGCTTCGGCGGGGCCTGCTCGCGGGTTTCGGTCTTTGCGACGGTCGGCTCGATGGACTCATCGCGCTCGACCGGGGTCTCATTGGCTTTGTCGGCCATTGCTTTTACCTCGGGTTGGATTGAGCGGCCGACTCCGACGGAGCTGTCCGCAGGGATGGAAACGATACTGATTTCGAGCGGCTCCCAGTCGGTGACGCGATACGTGTCTTCGTCGCCCTGGCTTTCGCGCTGCATGTCGTGGATGACGTAGCCGACAGAGACCTTGCTGCGGATGCCGTCGAGCACGTCTTGGCGGATCTCGCGCCCGAGCGGTCCTTGGGAAAAGCGCACCCGCGCCCGGCCGATGCGGTCGCTATCGCTGCGCGCGGACTCGATCACGCCAATCTGTCGATCCGGATCGTGCTGAAGCAGCAGCGGCGCGCCGTCGTTCAGCCGGGTGCCGCGCATGGCTTTGGGCGAATGGTCCAGGATCTCGCGGCCGAACCATCGCTCGACGGGCAGTTCAGAGGAGAAACCCACTTCGAGCACGTCATCATCGACTGCGCGCGCTTCGATGCGCATTTCGCGCGTGACGGTTTGCCCGCGTAGATCAATCGTCGTCATTGTTCGGTGCCTCTTGCTCTGGCCGTTGCGGGAACAGTGCCGGCAGGATGTCTGCCATCTCTAGCCCTGCCGCTTCGGCCGCTGCTTTGATCTTGCTGAGTTCGGCCACGCGCTCGGCCAGCAGGTCGTCGAAGTCGACGCCCTTGCGCGCAGCAATCTGTGTCAGAGTTGTCGTGCCGTTGGCCAGCTCGGTCTTGTCGGCCATTGCTTGCTTTGCGGGGTCCGGCCCTTCCCATCGCCTGGGTTGCCACCGGATATTGTGCAGCTCGTCCTCGCGGCCTGGCCTAGCCTGCAAGCCGCCCATCTGCAACGCGGCAGTCGCCCATCGTGCGTATACGGGGCCGATGAAGTCACACTCGTACCAGTCCTGTGTCTCCATCCAGTTGTCGCGCTCGACGCCGAGGAAGAATCGCAAGCTGGTGTAGTTGACGCCCTCGGCATCGCTGCCGAGCGTGTTGTAGCTGACGCCCATGCCCGTGCTCACCGAGCGGAGTCCCCACTTCAAAAAGTCCGGCATCGCCGTGTTGGGATGCTGCGGATCGATCATCTGGAGTTCGTAGCCGTAAGGCACGACCTCTGTCGTTCCCGGCCCGAACTCTTGGGCAAAGCGTCCGGCATCG